CTGTCGATATATTTATCAACGCCGCTACATGGGACTTCCATCCACATCACCAATGCTATCCACCACGACCACAGTTGGACTAAGGGTCCACGACCTATAGTATTCCTCCAACGCGACTTGTTCATCTGGGGTCACCCCGAAAGCGGAAAAGAACGACACTCTCGCCTCTGTTGAAACTTCAACCCACTTTCCATCCATGCCGGCACTCATCATCTTAGCGCCACTCTGCATGAATACAGCTTCACTCATCTTACTTGGCTTGCCATTCCTCATGAACGCTTGGTACATCTCCTGAAAGACGGGGATGCCTGCTGTTAGTGCCATACCACACTCTCCAACCGCATACAACCACGACCCGATAGCACCGGGTGTCTCCAGGGGGAACAAACACATCGAGTCTTTCTCGCGTGCTGAATCAAAGTTCCTTACCATGCGCCACTTTACCCCATCAAACACAGGGTGAGTCTGACAAAACTCGATTAATTCGAACTCATCGACCGAATCTTCCACCACCAGCACGAATCCGAGCGAAGATGCATACTCTGCAAACCCTTCCTCGAACCGCGCTTGATCACCTCTTTCCATGATGACGACACAGTCGTCTCCATTATTGGCCAATTTTGCGTTCACTCCAATCTTCTGGAGCCAAACCCAAATTAGGGCACACATGATGTAGCTGTTTCCTAAAGAGGTGTTCATGTCACCACTACCACGACCTCCGGCAACCGTGTACCTCACGATTCCGTCATGGCAGTAAGCAACTCCAACATTATGTAACTGCATTCTCAACAGTCTACTTAACTCCTTATCATGGAACAGCATGTTGTATAGGGAATGTTCATGCTCCAGAAGTCCGATATCAACACTAGCATCGAAACGCGAAGCGTCAATGCCTAATGCAACCGGGTCAACGAAGTGATCCCACAACTTTCTCAATTCAGTGCCCATTTCAACCGCATTCAACCCTTTGAATACCGTATACTTTTGTCCAAAAACACGAGAGATAGCACGAAAAATCGGCTTCTCAGCATGCTTGAGGTAACGGCCGAGACCAATGTTAAAAATTGGGCTCCGCGGTTGGATGGTCCTGGGTGACTTTCCGGTAGGTACTTTCTCAACCTTCATAAAAGTCCGAAACATGGCATGCATCCTTTGCACACCACTCTCCAAGTAGTCCTCAAGGTAGTTAGCATATAGCGTACGCTTTCGACCCGTGTAACT